ATTGGGTGATCCAACTACTGCGACCAGATATATCCATACCTACTCCCATACCATCACAAAAAGCTGTTATATGGTGACCTAATTCTTCATGTAATTCATCTAGTTCAAACTCGCTGATTACATCAGCACCAAAACTTGGTTTATTAAATTTTTTACTAACATTCATGCCATGTGCTTTACTAGTCAATGGTACTTGTCCCCATTCTATATTAGCTAATTTAGCTAAAGTTGCATCATGTGTTTCTTGTGAGATTTCTCCAACATATATCTGAGTAGGAAAAATTTGTTCTACTTTTCCAGTAATGCTTTCGAACTTCCTTAGCTTCTTCATTTATCCACTCACAAATTTTCCTTTAGGACGGTACCATACTTTTTGATGATATATCCTTCCTAACAGTTCCTGTATTTCCATCATCTCTGATTTTAATTGGGGAGACGTTTCGCCTTCGGCAATAGCTAATCCTCTTCGTCCTGCCTTTGCTCTAAGAGCCTGTTCAATTATTTCTATATCTCTAATTGATAATTCGAATTTTGTATTTGGTTTTACCAACTTATTCCCCTTCGTACTACTTATAAAATAAGGGGACTAGTAAGAACTCTTACTAGCCCCCGAGGTACTAACTGGTGTGAGTGAGAGTGACGCAGACAGAGGAGTACACCAGTTAGTGTTTAAATGTCCTTATTGTGAGAACGGACATTTAAATTCTTTAGCCTCGTTTCATACAAGTGGACTCTGCATAACTCTTCCACTTTGAGGCATTCATTTTCTTAAGGTCGGCAATTTTGAGTACCATTCTCAAACTCATCTCCCTAAGTTTATTCTTGTTAGTATAGATATAATCCATTAGATCCTTTTGTTCATCTTCAGGAAACTTGTAGCTAGTAAGCATACCGTCAGCAACGATTTGTTTACAACGTAGAAACTTGTCTCGCATTGTATCCAATGTCAAATCCAAATAGTGACAACGTGACATAATAGCATCCAAGTGATCCTTTAACTTGCCTCGAGTACGTTCAAACTTTACGTTAGTAATAAAGATGATTGAACCTTTAAACTCGAAAGTGTCTGGAACACCATTGTTAGCAAGTGCTCTACTTTCTGAGCGCCAGCTTAGTGTTCGCTTAGGACTACTATCCAATGCCGCTTTGAGCAAGTTCAAACTAAGTTCATCATACAGTACACTATCACAATCGTCTAGCACTAGTACACTGCCTGACGCACTATAATCATATAGCAACTGGTAAAGTCCGATAGGTGTTGCCGCACCTTTCTCAACTCCGAATTTACGCAAACTGTCCTGGCTCAACTTCTTCATAATGCCAGCTTCTTTGAGCACCTTCTCAACTCCGAACGATTTACCAACGCCTGGAGGTCCAGTAACTACCATACCGCGGACGACCCCATCACATGCCGCATATGTCATGTCTTCTAGGATCTCAAATCGCTCCCTCAATCGTTCAATGATTTCATCATCTGTTTCAGCTTGGGCGGCTTGGGCTGTCACAACACTCTCTCCATCTTCTAACATTTCAAAGTCGTCTTTGCTAACAACTTTGATCCGAATGGAACGATCAGGGAATCCGGTAACTGCACTGCCATCAACTGTAATGAAGTTACCGTTTTTACCTTCTTTATAATCTTTTACTAAAGGAAACACTGCGTCCTTTATCTCCAAGTTGCGGTATGTACCGTTAACTATTTTTACGTCTGTTATAGTAGCTGTCTGCATTGGTTCTCACTCCTTTTTAACAACTTATATATACATAATAACATCATTACAGATGTTGTCAACCTTTTTATTGTTCTATTTTCACATAATTGAACACTGTTTCTTTACAATTAGAAAACTTACTTATATCATGTGTTTTAACTTTACCTGTAAGTGTAACATTCTTACCTTCGATAAGTTGTTGAATGTCAGGCTCACGATTGAAGAAAAACTTCACAATATTGTTTTCATTAGTTAAACAGGTTACCAAATGAATGTTGTATTTGGCAATAAACTTTACATCTTTGATATGTGCAGGAAAACGTAACCGCTCTCCAATTTTACCAACAAACTCACTGCCCTTACGATACTTGTCAAAAAAGTTATCTAGTCCTTGACGTTTCTCTAAAACTCTAAAACTATTGGGCAAACTTGCTAGTACTGCTACTCCAAACTTTTCAACTGTTTCATTACTAATACTTTGCAATACATTAGTTTCAAAATCATTAATAGTAGAACTTAGTTTTTTAGCAATAAGTTCTTGCTTAAATTCATCTACAATTTTATCAGCTTGTTCTACTGTGTCTTCACTAATATTCATCATAGGAGCTTCAGGTGCACCTGCTAGCATATTTAGAATCGAAGTTTTATTATCGTAAACTTGCTGATCAGATTCTCGGTCATAATAACCATATCCGCTTTTTATAAAACCTTGCTTCTTATCTACTTCAATAGCTAACTCTAAAACTTGACGTGTATTAAACTGTGCTTTTTGGCGTGCCATTGGTTTTTCCTCTTATCTAATTACAAATATGATATTACATTCATATCTAGAATGTGTCAACCCACAATAAACAATAAAGCTAGTACCACCCAGAATAAAATAATAAAACTAGCCCACATAAAAACCACTAAGTCGAAAAACTTACCTACTGTCCATTTAATAGCACCCCAAACTTGATTTTGTTTGGGAGGCTCAATGTCTTCATACATTAGGATAGCTTCTGCTTCTTGGATTGTCATATCTTGCTCCATTTTAAGCAGTCTGAACGTAAGGTGTATTCCAACTACCAACATTCATGCTGATGTAGTAGGCTGTTTCAAAGTAATCTATCTGAGAATTACTGTTGTCATACCAACCTTTGTTTTTGTGGTAACCTTCTCCTTTGATAGGAGCAGTTTTAATAATCTTGTGAACTGTATCAAAAAATGTTTGATGATCACCATACATATGTGTATGATACTGATTGATCGGAGCATAGCCTTCATCGCCTCGGAAACAATCGCTAAAGTCTGTTGGACCAGTTTTTATAGTAACGTCTACACTTGAATGATGTTGCTTACGAACACCAAATTTAAACTTTGGAAACGTAGCTTTAAGTTCTTGTCTAATTGCTTTAACATCTTCTGCGTTAATATATGCCATGTCGTCAACTCCTTGTTTGCTTAACTTACTCTTATATACTAACACCAAGAGCTCATACTGTCAACCTTTTTTGACGTCTTTTTTAAAGTTTTTCTATTCTTTTTTGGTGTCTGCCGCCTTCAAATTCTGTGGCAATAAAGGTGTCAACTATATTAATAATCCAAGCTGGATCAGTTACTCTGGCACCCAAACACAATACATTTGCATTGTTATGCTGTCTTGTGAGCATTGCAGTATGTGTATCTTTACAAAGCCCTGCACGAATCTTTGGATTACGATTAGCTGTCATGCTCATGCCAATACCTGTGCCGCACACTAGGATACCAAAGTTTGCACCACCGTCTGCTACTAGTTCGCAAACACCTTTTGCATAGTCTGGATAGTCGCAACTTTCCTCACTATCACAACCCCAGTCTCTAACATTGTGTCCTTGTTCTAGCAACCATTCACTGATTGCTTGTTTTGTCTTGTAACCTCCATGGTCACTAGCTATTGTTATTATCATTGTTTGCTCCTAGTCAAAAAAATAGGGCAACAGGTGCCCTATTTTTACTTATGCAGTTTAAATTAAACTGTTGCTTCTACGAACATTTTTGCTCTGCTACCGTTTACATCACGAGCAGTGATACTATATCGTGTTGCGCCTGTAGTGGCTATATCAGTCTTGACGTTAAGTCCAGCTGATTTCATTTCGCTCATTCTAGCAGGAAGTTGCTGAATGCCAAACCTTGCATTTGCGTCTTTCGCAGTCAAAGTTTTACCAGTGCCTCTTAGATAAGTTTCTAAGAAAGTTTTTTGGTTAGTTTTAATTTTAGTAAAAGCCATTATGACCCTCCAGTTAAGTTGTGCTTAGAGTTTATCCCTAAGCAATAAAAACAGTATAACACTATAAGTTGTACGATGTCAACCTTTTTTTTAAGGTTTTGTTTCTTTTTGTTCTTCAGTAGGATAAAGTTCATAATCGTTATATTTGTCCCAATTCTTTTTGGTTATAAAGTTATGTTTGAAACCTACATCTAATTCTAAGTCATCCTGATTTATAAAACTATTATATATTTTATCTACAAGTATGTCGTGATTAACTTTGCTGATGTGTGCGACACGACCATCTACACCTTGTGTAATTTGTATATAACTGCTTCTAGGATCCCTTGCTTCTATAGGTTTGAATTCATATATACTTACTTGTTCTAAAGCACCCGTAGTATTAAATCCTGTATTCCAATCTTCTTTTGTTTTTAAACCAAATGCAGGTATATTAATAAGTTTGTAACCTTTTGTTTGAAATTCTTTAAAATACGAAGCTATTGCATTTCCATACAAGTCTTCCAATTCTCCATTGGCTAAATTAATACAATAGTCTCTTGCCGCTTGTACTTGTACATTTAGTTTTTGTTTATCAATTGACAAATGAGCGGTATTAAGTTCGATCCAATCCCAATTAACTTCTCCACTAGGAAATTTAATAAAGCTCGAAAAATTAGTCAGATTTGGCATATCTTCAATAAACCATCTTCTACTAGCTTCTGTGTGTATTACAATTATGTAATCATCTTTCGATATCTCATCCAAGTCCTGATTGAACAAATATTGTATACAATCTAAACTAGTGCCAAATACAGATCTATTAACAAGTTCGTCACAACCTAACTTTTTTTGTAATTTTACCTGCCAGTAATCATTTTCATCTAGTGTTTTTTCTAAGTGGCGACTTTGTCCTGGTTTCATTAAAGTACCAAAACTATCACCGTATATGTGTAGTTTCATTTGGTGTCCTTTTTAAATTTTTCTAAGAACTTAGTTCCTAGTGGTCTTTCTCTAACCTGTCCTTTAAATGAACCAGCAGTTAGACCGTAGTCGTTGTACTCGTCCCAATTATCCGCAGTAATAAATTCTTGTTTAAAATCTTGTTCTAATAGTAGATCTGAATTACAAGTTAAACTGTTATAAATTTTATCAACAAGTATATTGTGATTAGCTTTACTAAGATGTCCGATGCGTCCATCCATTCCTTGGGTAATAGTAGTAAATGCTTTCATATAATCATTATTCATTGGAACAAATTCATAGTCAGCTATGTCTACTAAACTACCTGTTGTCGCAAATCCAAAGTTCCAATCATCAACTGTAGGTATATTATATGCAGGTATATTAATAAGTTTGTAGCCTTTTGTTTGATACTTATAAAAATAACTAGCTATAGCTGATCCGTAAAGCATCTCCATTTCTTTATTAGCTACAAAAAGACAATAGTCTCTTGCTACCTGAACTTGGCGTTTGATCTTATCTTTATCATAGTCGTGATTTTTAGTCATAAACTCAATCCAATCCCAACGTATTTCGCCGTTTGGAAAATTTATAAAATTTTGAAAGTTTGTTAGCCCTGGACATTCTTTAATAAACCATCGCCGACTAGGTTCTGTATGTATAACAACAATGTAATCTTCTTTTGAAATATTTGGTAATTCGGTGTCAAACTTCCATTGTGTTGCGTCTAGACTAGTACCAGCAAGACAAAAATTAACAGTTTTTTCACACCCTAACTTTTTTTGTAGTTGTAGCCACCACGACGTGTTTTCATCAGCAGTTTTACTCATATCCAGTTTAGTATTACTTCGACGAGTAAAACTACCAAAACTGTCACCAAATAAAAAGAGTTTCATATTTTTACCTTATTAATTTATAGTTCTAAGTAAACTAAATGTGATGGGTCCATATCTCCTACTTTCCCTTTCCAAAAAGTATTAAAACTAATACTGTGTCTTTTATTCTCAGATTGTAATGTCTGTACCATATGACGTGTATTACTTAAAAACAAAACAAGATGATATTGTAAGTTGTTTTCTAATCCTATCATATCTTTTAAAGAAACATGATATTGAGTCTTTCCTTTCCAATAAGGAATTTCAGGACCTGGCATTTCGAATGTTAAATTTAAGTTTTCTATTGTATCGTCTAAAAATATAACTCCACTTACAACACTAAACGGATGTTCATGACAATGATGGTGTTCGTTTTTTACACTAATATTTGCCCAACTTTGAGTAATTTGTAAGTCTTCAAATGTAAAATTAGGATCATGCATCCAAAAATTTCTAAGATAATCGACACTTTCTTCTTTAACTACTTCTCCCAAATCTCCGAGTAACTCATTATTAAAAACATTCAAGTCTACTGAAATCTTATTTGCTTGATTATTGATATACTCTAGGTTATCAATAGTTTCACAAACTATATCAGTATTAATGCTATCACTGATATTTTTAATTAGTATAGGATTCTTTGATATATTTAAAATTTTATCCATATGTTACCTTATTAATAATGCTACTAAGTCTTATTTGCAACCGAGATTCTTGGAGGGTGCGTAGACTGACAAAACCTAATTTGACAGCGATTTATACCGAGAACAAGTCGCCTTGTTCCGTATAACCTTTAACAGTCTCTACAGTCATTACACCCTGACACCAGTTATATGATGCATCTTTAACGTATGTAAATGACTTGTTATAGTAAGGAATAATGCCAACAATTTTGTCATGTTCGTAAAAACTACACTGTAAAAAATCGTCATCTACAAGACTGATTACACTCAATCTGCTTAGTTCTTTATTCTCAGTTTTGTTATACCAACTTGGTCCAAAATCGTCTGCCATTAAATTCCTCCTGTAGATCAGCTAAAGTGTTTTTCGATCATTTCTAAACGATCGCTTGCCGCCGCCATTTTATCAAGTTCTGCAATAATAGCTTCAGTAACATCACTGTGTTCTCCAATGCCTGCGGGCATTGCTCTATAGACTTCAATGTTTGCTCTGTGTACTGCTATTTCGCCTTCAGCTTGCTTTCTAGCGGCTTCAATTAATACTTCTCCAACTTTCATCTTTTTTCCTATTGATTGGCTAGCTTTCTGCTAGCTAGTGGTATTTATAGTTTGGCGGACGGACAGGGATTCGAACCCTGGGTACGTTTGACCGTACGACGATTTAGCAAACCGCTCCTTTCGACCACTCAGGCACCCGTCCATATTGGCCCACACTACAGGATTCGAACCTGTGACCTACTGCTTAGAAGGCAGTTGCTCTATCCAGCTGAGCTAAGTGTGGATTAATTAATATGTCTTTGTTTAACAATATCCCAAGTTGCTTCTTTGGGTTGTCTCCTTGCATGTTGTACAATTCTTCTAAGTGTATTAAGATCAACACTTGAATGCATTGATTTGATTAGTTCTAATTCACGATCACCATACTTACGATTACTATGTGCCGCATTCCATACTAGTTCAACAATTAACGAACTGAGCGATTGAGGCATATTAACCCCAGTCCTTGAAAGCACCTAAGTCTTCGTTATCATTATACCCTGCACGATATGCATCAACTTCAGCTGTTGTCATCAGTGCTTCGGGGATCTCATCTGACTGCATACTGTCTCCGGAATAATAGTGAGGTTTAAATCCTCTACGGTAGTAGCTGTCTGCTCCACCTCGGTCATATGGACCTCCATGTCTATTATCATATTCCATATCTTATCCTATCCAAAGAACCATATTAGCAATGCGCCAATAACTATCCAAGGTGCATACTTCCATCCAATTTTTATTGCGCCAAATACCACTGCTAAAAACACACCAGCACTGACACCACCAATTATGAGAGGTTTTAATACCTCCCATGCTAGGTCAACATCTCCTCCCATTAATCGAAGATCCGAACTACGCCAAGGTCAATATCGTCGAAGACCTTTTGCATAGCTTGCATAATCCAAGCCTGATTATTTTTTTCAGCTTCTAGGTAAGCATTTTGCAATGCTTCTAGTTCTGCCATTGAGATAGCTTTTACCTCAGTTTTAAGATAAGTATACGTCATTAAGCCGCCTCCATCCATCGGTTAAGTGTGTTAACATCTACGCTCAGCGAACTGGCAAGTTCAGCTATACGTTTTTCTTCTGCCGCTTGATATGCCTTTTCTGCTTCACGTTCGGCATCCATTTCAGCACATGCTTCTTTAACAAGTTCTTCCAACTGTGCATCTGACATAGTTGAAAAATCGAAACTGCGAGCATAGCCTTTGCTATATGCGTCAGCAGTTGCATAGTATGCACTTTCTTCAAGTTCGGTGCGTTCAAACTCTGCTAGTGTACCGCTAGGAACACGGTTGCTCCAATAAGCAGTATCTGCAGGATCAACCATCATACCCATCCAGCAATCAGGTTGTTTGCTGAATTCAATAGCTTCAGCACGTTGAGCGTTGATATAATCGATCAGTTCCTGTTGCATAAGTTACTCCTAAGAAAAAAGTGGTTTCATGTTTTTGAACACTACGTTATAAGCATTAGCTTCATATATATAGTTGTCAAAGAATGTATCATCATCATTATCTGATGCACAATGCTCTTCCCAAATACGGTTCATTGCTTCCATACCTTCGAGTGCGTCTCCCCGTCCAAAGTTTGTAATTGTTTTCCAAGCATTGTCAAACGTTACATTCTCTTGGTAAAAGCTAGGGATTCTAAACATCTGTGTCTCCTTGTTTGTTTAACTTATACTTACATATTAACACCAAGACGTCATACTGTCAAGTCTTTTTTTACACTTTTTTCATCTTTTTTTACAAAGATACATCCTCTAATCCAGCCGCTCTGAGCTTTACAATATTGTTTATTTGAAATTGTTTAGCGTCTATAGCTTTGATTAAACCCATAAATTTATTACGAATTAGTGCTACTTCATTAATAATATGTTGCTGGTCGATTACTTCTTGTTCACTATCAGCGTACTTTTCAGCATCTCTACTTGAAAGTGCTTTATTGTATCCTTCTAAATACATGCGATAATGTTTGTTGCGTATTTTACGCATTTCTATGTTTAAGTATTCGAGGATAGCTTCAAGTTCTTGCAACTGATTAAAACGATACTCAACTATACCCGGCATGTCACGTGAATGTTTTTCCACATTGCCTTTGAGTCCACAATCTAATCTTGCTTCATCTAGTTGAGTTTCAAAATGTTGAATTGCAGGCACAATATTAGCTATGTCTTGCCTAATTTTGCTAAACCAACTCATTTACCAATCGTCATGTTCGTCGCTATCATAGTCGTCAAATATGTCCTCTTCATAATAAACGTCTCTGATAATTTTGTCCAATGTGTTATCATTTCCAAACCATTCGTCTCCGACTTCTGACAAATCAGCTATTTGCTCGTTAATAACTCCTAAGAATTTTTCACAGGCAAGCTCTTTGTCTTTTGGGTTAATGTAAGGTTTTATAGATAGCCACATATCAACATATGCGGCTATCTCACTATCACTCATTTTCAATATATTCGTCCTCAGGTATGATGTCTTGTTCTTGGATATTTAGCTCTTCTTGAACAGCATCGACTACTTCGTCGTTCCATTCTTTCATAATGAGATCCAAAGCATTATCTTTGTTCAAGTTCCAAGGCTTGCGGAACATTTTGATTACTTCACCTGTAGTTGGGCTAGTGTATTCTAAACTGTTACCACTTTTCTTAAGAACTTCTTTTGCTTCAAAAAACTCAACTAATCCACTATACGGACTCATACCTGTCTCATAAGGAATTTCAACCTGTACACTTTCAAAAGGTTTAGCATAACGTGTTTTCATTACTTTACACGCCGCTCTAATACCATGTACTTGTGATGTTTTGTTACCATCTGCGTCTACTTTTAGTTTAAGTTTACGCATTGCAATAACAATACTTGATGCATAGATAAAGCCTTGTCCACCACTGATCTTGTCATCTGGGTCAAACATATCCTGCGATGCATATGTATGGTTAGTTGCTAGTAGTCCTACATTGAATTCACCAAACATGTTAACTGTGTTCCTAACAAGCGATGTTAGTGCTTTAGGCTTACGGCCCATATCACCTTTCATATCACCTTTTTGAAACTGATCAACATCTGTTGGTGTTAGTAGCATACCTAAACTATCTACGACAAATAATACCTTAGGACGCTCGTCATGTTCCTTGTCTGTATACTCTGCTTTGTAGTCTTTCATAAAATCACTAATAGTTCTAGCGACATCATCAATCATACTCATATTAAGTTTAAGTAATTTGTCTTCTGCTGTGTCTACTTCTAGTGCATGTAGCCATTTTGCATCTAATGCATTTTCGCTGTCAATTAGTACAACAAAAATACCTTGATCCTGTGCCGCTTTAATTACGTTACCTGCGGCTATATAACTTTTACCTGCGCCGGATTCTCCTGCAAGTACAGTTACCTTACCTAGTGGAATGCCTTTTTCAAATTCTCCACTGATTAGTTTGTTTAGTGTGTAATTACCTGTTGAGATCCATGTATCCGGATCATTAAACCCGACACTTAGTCCGGGCACCGCTTTGGTAATACTTTTGCGGAATTTACTTACATCAAAAGGTTTTGCCATTAATTTCTCCATAAAGCCACTGTAGGCGACATAATGCCGCCTACTATATTATTTTTTCAATTAGTTGCTACGATTTCTAATTGCCGCTAATATGTCTTGGGCATTAGGTTTTGCACCGCCTTCAGCCGGAGCCGTTGCCGCTACTGCCGCCGCTACTTGTTCCTGTTTTTCAGGTGGAGTAACTGGAGCAGGTGCCGCTTCTGCTACTGGAGCAGGTTGTGGTGTTGGCGCAGGTGCCGGAGCAGGTGTTGCTGTTACACCATCTCCCTTTGGAGCACTATTACTAGTGTCGATCTGCACACCAGCTGGGCGATAAAAATTACCCCAACGTTCTGGATCATACATTTCACCATTTACACTAGCTTCAAACATTTCACCAATAATACGAAGTTCTTCGTCGTTTGGTTGCTTAGGAAGATAATCATTAAGATTAAACAACCCGTGAGCATCAATTGCCGCACGTTCGTTGCTATCTAAGCTACGTTCTCTTCGTGCCCAACTACTAGTACTGTAATCAGCATACTGTCCTTTAGTTGTCTTAGTAAGACGGAAGTCAGTACCTTGTTCAGTATCTGTTGGAAGTTCAGTAAAGTCACTATCCATTAGTGCGCCTTTAATAATATTAAAGATACTTGGATTAATAACAAACCTACGAATTGGATTGTCTGGTGTAGTGTCTTCTTGTAGCGTACTTTCAGCTACAAAGCCTTGGAAAACATATGAACGTTTCTTCCAATACTTACGACCCATATCTTCTAATGCCGGATCTTTAAACCAAGGACGTACCTCAGCTAATACAGGACATGATCCTGTCGGTCCCCACATTTCATTACATGGAACATTTACTGTAACTGCACGACTATTACTGTCGCCTTTTACGCCAGCAAATCCTAAACGAATCATCTGACGCTCACGCCAAAAGTAAGTGTTACTCGCATCACCATCTGGTAAGAAGCGTAATACACTTGTTGAATTTTCTGGGATATTCCAAAAAGGGAAGATAGCGTTGTCGCCACCTGATTGCGAACCACGTCCGCCACTTGTTTCTTGCTCTTGCAATTTTGCACGAATTTCTGCCAATGTTGCCATAGTTTTTCTCCTAAATGTTTGCCTATGTGTGTTGCGTAATGCAACTGTTGCCTAAGTATGCCTCATGACTACTTATATAGTCATTAGTATATGTTATATAAAGTTGGTTGTCAACTAAAAAGTTTATTAAAATCGTAATTATTAAAATTACTTTCGAATGTCTCCTCCCAGTCTTCATTAACATCTGTATTTTCACTTGCTGTAGCTGTGAGCTTTTTGAATAGGGAGTTAATTGCTTGTACTCCTGACATCATAACGGCTTTGTCTTTGACACGTTCCATCATTAGATCGCTCATTCTAGTCAGCAACTGACTTAACTGACCCTCACCTTTTTTTGCAAAGTCAATGGAGTTACCTAAGTATTCCATAACTACTGCAATTTGATTTTCCTTAGGCATGTTTCCAAAACTGCTCAAGTTCATTGGATTCTCAGGATCAGATTTTACATTGATACCCTTGCGTAGTGATACTGTATCCATTTTAGCTATAGTATCTACAAGACTATCCATGGTCTCTTTTGCAAAGTCATCAGCCTCTTTGAGTGATTTCATCTCTTTGACTAATGCATTTACATACGGTAACGCTTCATCTAAACTTTCGTCAAATGTGCGTACTGTAAACTGGTTACGAAGTTTGGTTCTATCTGTTTCGTTAATTTTAAATTCTTTTGATTCAAACTTCTCTTTTGTTTCATTATAACATTTACTGCCTTTGAGCTTGTTCATTTTTTCTCTTAGACTGTTAATTCTATTACTTACTGCTTCTACAATATCAGTTGTATCCTCGTTAACCAAGCCGTTACGAAGACTGTATTTTTTAAACTCTTTAAGTTTTTTAAGTTCGTTGCACTGTTCTTGAATATGTGTACCAAAATCATCATACGGTGTTCCGCCTTCTTTAACATGACGTAGCATAGCTCTGCCGCCTGCTAAGTTATTAGTTGGCATCTTGTAACGTTCTCCGTCTGCATTTTCAATATAGATAGCACTGATATTTCTGCTTCTACTGCCACGTGATTCTTCGTTAACCGGTTTGTTATGTTTGATAATTAATTTAGCATTCTCTAACTGCTGGTAACTGCTCTTGCTACTACCATATGCGGCGCTAATGCCTTCTTGTACTTGTTTCATATCTCTCGCCTTTTGTGCTTGGTAATCTTGGTCTTTAGGTTCTATTGCTTTAGTAAAACTTTTAAGTGTATACTCAATTATACTTTTGTTTGCTAAATTTTTTAGCAATGCAAGTGTATCTTTAAACTCATTGATATCTGTATTAGCATTTATACTTACTCGTATTTCACGTTTACTATCAGTTTCATCTAAGTTAATCATACTACCTAAGTCAGGAATATAAAAACGTCTAGCGGCTTCAGGATCGATTGTATTCTCCCCTTCATCGGTAAAAATTTTAATATTATGCCCGTTGCCTTTAAGTATCTTAAAGATATCTTCCGCAATTTTTTCGCCACTAATCATACTAAAGTTCCTTTAATGTATTTATGTTAGAAACACAAATGGCATAGGGTCAACTGCCTCTTCATCTGAGAAACTATCTTTTAGTTCATCATATGCATTTTCATCATACTGTGCTACCTGCTGTGCAATTCTTACTACCAGTACACATGCCATTACTAAATCATCTGTTTCACCTTCTTTTGCACTAAAACTGCTACCCCTAGCAATAAATGTTTTGATCTCTCTTAACAATGCACTACTAGCAATTTCCATTCTATCTGTTTCAACCCATGTTTTAAGTTTGCTACATGCCGCTAGTTTGCTTTTGTTTGTAGTAGTAAAACCTTTCCTAAAACCTCTATTAGCACTGCGAGGTTGACTTATGAACTGTCCTGGTATATTGTCCTCGCCCATTTCATTTATTACAACTAGTGCGGCTTCTCCTAGTGTATTGTTTTCTACACTCCAATATATTTCGCTATCAGGGGCTTGTTCTTGTATTTCTAATAGCATTTGTCTCATTATTCGTATTTGTTCTGTAATACTAGTTTTGTTGTGCATCCATTCTGCTACCTGTTTCATACCTGGTAGTTCATATATTTGTATAGCACTGTTATCACCGCCTGTGCCTAAACTTGGATCTAAACCAGCAACATATGTTCTGCCTTTTACAATGTTTTTGTACCAACGCACTTGTCCTGTACGTTTGTATATTTCTTTGCTTTCCATTAAAGCAAGTTTTAAACTGCTGATTAATGTTTCGTCATATGCAATAAATTCATTAAGGTGTTCTCTGCGAAAACGTTCTTCACCTATTTTACCTTCTTCTTCATCTGCCCATGGCTGGTCTCTGTCAGGATGTTGTTTCCAATCTGCACTGTAACTCTTAAATCCGTTTTTGCCTGTTTCTTTTTCATTTCCAAACTCATCTGTTGTGTTACATGCGGCACGCCAAATTTGTGCAAACTGATCATCGTCTTGATTTGGTGTACTTGTAATAATACATTTACCACCTGTACTAAGTGTTGGTGACAAACTGGTCCAAAACTCACGAGCAATACTAGGTCTCACAAATGCAAACTCGTCTAAGTATGCTAGCGAAATACTCAAACCACGTCCTGTGTTTTCTGTTGTAGCTTGTGCAATAATACGGCTACCATTATCAAATTCGAGTGATCCTTTGTTATAGGCTGTACAACCTGCTCTCACATGGTCAGGCAATAGTTCGTATGCGAATCGTATACGTTGCATAATCTCTTGGGCACCACTGTATTTGTGTGCCGCAATAAGAATAGTTTGGTCAGGTATATACATAGCATACCATAGTAGATATGCACCAGCCGCGGTTGACTTGCCCATCTGTCTACTAATAAGTGCTATACTGTAACGATGATCATGGTATGCATCTAGTAGTCCTTTTTGAAAGTCAAACAAATCAAACTTCAATCTACCTTTGACAGGATGCTGTATCCATACAAAGTTCTCAATAAAATATTGAGGATCTTTTGTACATTTAACGATTTCTTCAATCTGTTGCTGATTGAACTTTTCACGTTTGTACGGGGTTTTGATTAAATTGGTATCTACACTCATTATAGTAGTACTTATGTTAAAAAAAGGAGCTATGTTTCCATAGCCCCTAAGTTGTAACCCGTAATTTAATTATTAACTGGATCTAAATCTAAGCCTGCATTTTTTCTTAGATTTTGTATGTGCATAT